CGCCAGAGTATAGTTGATTAAGCTATAACTCATCCTCGCCACTGCGACACAAGCAAGCCTGTGTCGCGGCGCGTGTACTGCCAGACCGAAGTGCTGACTGGAGGCTCCCAATTAGGAGCACGGTCAGTCACTAAGCATCTGCTGGTATGCATCCGATCAGACGGGGGTTGTGGTGCAACTTCACTAAAGAAACGAAGAAGCATCAACCAACCGTCCATCTGATGGCGAATCGGACGAGAACGAACCGTAAGCACTTTCCACTCTCTTCGCTGAAGAGAGTGGTTAGAGCGCGAGCGGGGCATTCTGTGATTCGATGGTACGCTAAGGAGAGCAGAAACAGGAAGACCCATTTCTGCTGTGGGGACGTCCGTATAGACGGAACATACCCACCGAGCGATCAGATCGCTCGTGCCGAAGTAACCATGCCTATAGAGGTTATTCGAAAGGTCGATATAACTCGAATAGGTGTCCGGGCGAGGCGACGTGCTCCACGTACGTTTTAAGCGTACTGGAGTGACACAGGTGCCGTTATAGGCATCCATGCCACAGGATTCTCTAAAGAATCCATGGAGACAACTCTTATCGCGGTTTACTAGTAAACCGAACGATTCGAGCTGCGTGATAGAGTGCGCGGTTTGATCCGCTCTTAATATCACATCGTCGCCGTACACTAGGATGCTCTTCCGAGCATCCGCATCGGTCGCACAGGCGGTCAAGATAGCCCAAATAACAGTAGCCATGACAGGAAAGCAAAGACTGCTTCCCATCGGTGCGTACTTATTGAGCTTGTGAATCTTGCCGTCAGGTGTGACTGTTCCGAGAGACCTACACGCCAAAAGCACATCCGATATGTGCTTTGGAAAGAGTAGGCGAACGAGACCAACGGTCACGCGATCACTAGCATCTTTGAGATCTAGTGTCGCGTAGCGACCAGTTCGAGACCCGAGAAGGGCTCCAAACTGGTTTGGCTGTTGGTCTGTGAAGTGAACGTTAAACCGAGAGATCGGCGAACGTTCAATGCAACGAACAAGAGCGGCGCTCACGGCCTGCTGGACCCATTGAAATTCAACGGGTTCACAGGATATGAGACGCGGCCCGCGCGAGTCTTTTGGTACGAGTATAACCCGTGCCATATTCTCGACGGAACTGAGTCCCTCAAAAGAAGGACTGGAGTCACAAACGTGCCCAACGGACGCACAGAAATAGGCGTCGTAGGGATAATACGTCTGGATTCGTTCGTTGTACACAGAAAAACGGTACTTCTCCCAGAGAGTCTCTCCGTTAGAGACTGCACCGGGACCGTGCCGTGGTACAACGTTGATAAGGTCCAAGGATTGGAAGACTCTTGAAATGAGTCTCCTAGCCTTGCGGACGACGGTGTAATTACCTGAGACAAGATTGTTCAGGGCGATTACTCCGTGCTGGTCGAGCGCATCAGCTACTTTGCTGAGGCGATCGTGTTCGGGCGAGATGAGTTTTTCGGTCTCTAAAAACCGATCAACTACATCTTGTTCTAACTCCGGAGCATATGGCAACTCGAGCTTGTAAAAGATAAGCAAGAGTTGGCGCAAATGCTTGATGCTAGCCACGCAGGGTGATTGAAGGACCCTGCCGTCTGAATCGAGTACTCTCTCGAATAGTTCACCGAAAAGTATCGGCAACTTACTACTAGGCTTCGTTGCGAAACGGAGCTCAGTAGCGTCGAGAGGAAGTGACTCGGATAAGGCGCGATCAAGCGCTTTACCAAGACGAGGAAGGGTTTTCGTGAGAAAACCCTGACCTTCAAGAGCAGCGCGGCGGCACAACAACTGTGTTGTGTCCCGTACTACTTTGGTTGTAATCACATCGCTGAATGACGTTTGCACATCAGTGAGCAATGTTGCGAGGATCTGTATATACGGATCTAGACTCTGCAAAGGAGCCATAAGGATTCCTTTCTAGAGCACGCACCACAACTCACTTTAACACAAACTTACGGAACGTACAATGGGATGTTGCGTATGATATTAGTGAAACCATCAGGGGAAGAACCCTTGATGTGTAATACGAGATCATACGCCGCACACCCACACAGGTAGGCAAAGCACAAAGCAATGACTACTAGTGCGAAGAGTACGTGACGTAGTGAACAGCTGTTTAGTATCATCATGATATCTAGGAAGTAATGGGGAGGCAGGCTGCAGAGCCTACCACCCCAATGATCCAAATGGCACGCTTAAAGCGTACCATTCAACAGCGACGCGGCTCCGTTGCCAGTGCCGTCGTAGAGAATAGTCGTCGAAGCCCCAAGAGAGGCTACGAAGCTAATCATCTCAGCCATGACGTCAGTAGGTATCGACAGCGTATCGAGATCCCCAACGGGGATGTCGATCGTGAACGATGCCGTGACAGTACGTGGCGTAGAACTGATCGAGCCATTGACAACTCTGTCAATGCGAATATTCGAACGGCGGCGGGCAAGCACGCCCTTACCAACAACCTGATGTTGTACGGTAATGGTGTGCGGTGCACTTGGTGCGGCTATAACAGCCGAGAACACCAATTTGCGTTCGGAGACGGACTGACGGGCGAATTCCAATTCGCTACCGTTAGCAGTCTTCACTTCGTTTGTGGTTAGGTTAGTGGGTAACATACGTGCGTTTTGCCCGAAAATTACGGGCGTGTGTTGTTTACGACTTGAGTCGGGATAGCCCGAGAGCAAGTCCTAAGCTGAACTCTTTCGGGTTCAGCCCACTCACTTGGAGTGCATGATACAGGTCCGGGGTCACCGCCTGCCTAAAGTAGGCAGATTCGTTGATCTCGAACGCTGTGCCTTCTATAACACTCATGGAAGCTTTAACACTTCTTACGAGTGAGATAGACCAGCAGTAGTCAAGTATTACTGTAACAGGTTCAATATTCCGGACCTTGAGTTGATCGAGCCACGAACTGATGTTCGCGAACCAATCAACAACAAAGGTCCACGGAATTGCGTTCCAGATGATCGATGGGTTCAAGTTGACACCCAGAACATCCAGGAACGAGCCAATCTCGCTTGCGAGACCATCCGGAGCGTTTACACTGTAAACGTACTGAATGGTGGCATTGAACTGACGGCGGGTATACTCAACAGAACAGGACGCATCAACAGTCGGAGGGGCAACGCACCAG